GGAAAAGAACTACAACGCATCCAATAACAGTAACACTCAGATAGGTAAGTTATTAGGCGAGTATGTAGAGAAGTCAGAGATAGATGCTAAGGTATCAGGGGATATAACAGTAAACATAGTAACTGGAGGGAATAAGAATGGGTAGAGTTTCTATAGTATTCGAAGTATCAAACGTTCCAGGGAGTCTTTATGGGTTCCTAGAGCGACTAAAAACGGAGCAGAAAAACATAAGTTGCATACGCTCACGCCCTGCTACAACAGAGATGGGCGAGTATGTATTCTATATTGAAGTAGACGATACAAGCGTGGAAGAGTTAGAAGCGCTTTATCCATACAATAATGAGGAGTTCGGTATTTTATCTATGATAGAGACAGAAGATATTGTAAAAGAGTATATAAATGGAGTTTTAAGAGATATTACGTAATTTAGAGATACCTACTATGACTAGGCTGAGTTAAGATTGCTCTAAGGGATATAACAAAGGATAACAATGGAAATAAACTTCCCATTAATTAAACTAAGAGATTACCAGCAGGAACCTTGGGATAAGATATTTGTTGAAGGCGTAAAGAAGTTGAGCTTAGAATGGCATAGAAGATGTGGTAAAGACTTATTCTGCCTTAATGCACAAATAGCTTACGCTATGCTAAACAAGGGTAACCACTGGTATATATTGCCAGAGACCCAGCAAGTACGCAACAGTATCTGGGAGGGTATCACTTCAGAGGGTACTAAATACTTAGATTTCATTCCTCAAGAGTTAATCCACAAAGTTGACAACCAGTCTATGAAGATATACCTAAAGGATCCAGATTGTCCAACAAAGTCAGGTAGTATTATTAGTTTCCTTGGTGGAGACAGATACGATAAGAGAGTTGGTGCTGGTCTAAAGAGCTGTGTTATATCTGAGAACTCACTACAGAAACCTAACCTATACAACTTAGCAATTGAGCCGATACTAAAAGAAACAGACGGTTTGATTATGTTTAACTTCACACCTAGAGGAAGTAACCACGCTACTATTATGCACGACTTCTTGATGAATCATCCAGATTATTACGCTTCAACATTAACTATTAGAGATACAGGTATAGTAGACGAGGCTGATCTAGCTGAAGAAAGAGAGCGTGGCAAGCCAGAAGAATTAATACAACAAGAGTATTATTGTTCTCGAGAAGGTGCTAACTTTGGCTCCTATTATGGAGATATGCTTAATCAGTACAAAGCACATATCGGGAACTACAGCTATGACTCAGGGTATCCAGTACATACTTTATGGGATTTGGGTATCAGCGACCAAATGGCTATATGGTTTATACAGTTTATAGGAAGAGATATTTACGTAATTGACTACTACGAAAACTCTAACTATGCCTTGGGTCATTACGCATCAGTGCTATTAGGTAAGGGATATATGTACGCTATGCACCACTTGCCTCACGATGGCAACCAGAGACAGATGACATCAGATGAACGTGCAGCAACTATACAACAACAATTAAAGAACCTTGGAGTATCACCTATCAAGATACATCCTAAACGTATGGATATCTACGGAGCGATTCAAAGGGTTAGGACTTTCTTATCAAGAACATACTTCAATGATAGCAAGGAAGTTATGGAAGGTCACGAAGCTCTGAAACAATACCAGAGAGAATGGGACGAGGGTAGACAGGTCTTTAGAAATACACCTTTGCATAATTGGTGCTGCTTAATTGCTGGTACGCCTATTGAAATGGATAGAGGCATAAAGAACATAGAAGATATTAATATAGGCGATAAAGTTAGATTATCAGATAAAGTAACGTCACTAGTTACAAGAGCAGGTTATGTAAAAGACTCGGAAACAATAGAGTTTACTCTTAGAAACAATAGAAGAATAGAGTGCTCTCCCGAACACAAGATGTTCACAACTCGTGGATTAGTACGTGCTGACAACCTGTGTTATAGTGATATTATATCAACTAGGGAGATGCCAATATGGACACAGTTATTGTTAACAAGCACGAAGCTACAGGAAGAAGTTATATTGATTACGAAGGAATTAGGTATTGGTTGTGGGTCAAGCGTGGTATCTATACTTCTCAGGTTGGTGGTAAGTTATCTATGTTGCACAGGGTCTTGCATTGGAGTGGTAGCAATAAACTTGAAACGTACCCTTTGGATGGCAATTTCTCAAACCTTGAGCCTTCAAACTGGGCAGAGAGAGCAAGGAACTCAGGGAGAAGCTGTAGCGACAGAGAGTTTAAATTGTTCGACTATAGAACTTTCTATGAAACAGAAAAAGGGTATTGGCAGTCAAAGCAACACGGGTTCTTGCACAGATACGTGTGGACTTTCTATAATGGATCAATCCCAAAAGGATATATCATCCACCATAAAGACAGAAACAAAGAAAACAACCGTGTCGAAAATCTCGAACTACTTACGCCTTCTGACCATTCAAAGCTACATGCGAAAACAAATGAGTGGGTTGGAAGCGAAGAAAACAAAAACCAACTACGACAAGCTAACCGTAAACGGTGGGCAGATTATAGAGATAGAAAGAAAAAAGAAACTTCAACCAGTATATGATATTACAGTAGAGGGTCACCATTGCTACTTCGCTAACGGATTATTAACAAGTAACTCACATGGTGCAGATGCTTTTAGTATACTCCCGATGGTAGAGAGCCAGGCAACTCGCAAAGCAAGTGTAGGAGCTAGACCATATCAAGGTAGTATAAGGATAAAAATATGAACCTAGATGATAGCGCAGAGATTATACAAAATGTATGTACTAAAGATATAGTAGGTGCGATCGTCATAGTTTTACGTAACGATAACGCAATGAGCCAGATGTGTTATGGTGACATAAACGTATTAGAGGCGGCTGGCATGTTAGAGACAGCTAGGCATGAGTTCCATAAGAAATGGGAATATCTGGAGGACGAAGAATAATGATGAAAACATATGGAGAGTATAGGAAAGAGGCAGAGCAGAGGGAGGTTATAATGAGTAAAGTACCTGAGGTTGAAGAGACGGTAGAGCAGATGCTTAAAGATATTATTGATTACTGGCTTGATTTCATTAACGATGAACTAGGGACAATTGAGGATATAAATGAAGTACGATGTAACATGTATCATTTACGAGAGGTTGGGCTACTGAAATATTTTACAATAGAGAATACTGGTATATTTGCATATCTTATATCACCTAACTTAAAAGGCGGTAAAGTATTGAGTGAGGTAATGTTTTATATACTTCCAGAGAATAGAGGTAGTTTGAAATTAGTTAAACAATATTTGAACAAAGCTGAACAGATAGCAAAAGACCAAGGGTGCAGAAGTGTTAATATAGGAAGTAATATAGAATTTAAAGACTCATCTTTTATTAAACTATTAAAACGTATGGGTTATGAGGACGATACAGTAGCAAAATATATCTAATTTAGTAAACATTATTTAACGTGGTATAATTAATATATAGCATTAACTAACGGAATAACTAAAGGAGAGTATTATGGCAGCATTAACAGCAATAGCGGCATACGCATCATTAGCCACAGGAGCAATCGCAACACAGGCAGGTTTGGCACAGACAGCAGGTGAAGAACAGCAACAGCGTAAAGATAAGAAAGCAGTAGCCAGCCAACAAGCAAAGGAATTAGATAAGCGTAAACTGGGGATTGATAAGCAACGCAAGCAATTGATGGGTGCTACTGGCAAGAAGGCTCTTAATGTTAATCCTACTGGAGCTACAGGTGTACCAACTACTCTAACAGGGCAGGAATTGGGATAATGAAAAAGAACGCTACAGCAATACTCAAACGATATCAAAAAGCTAATTCGATAAAGACTTCATGGAATACAGAGTATGAAAAGATATTCGACTATTGTATGCCATCACGTAACAGATGGGACAAGACTAGTGGATCAGGTGAAGGTAGTATAAGTCCATATTTCCAAGACAGAAGAGAAAACTTATATAGTTCTATTGGAGAGCAGTCGGCTAATGATTTTGTTAATACCATGCAGGAAGTCTTGGCTCCTCCGCTATCACCTTGGATAAATTTAGAAGCAGGAGTTAATTTCCCTGAAAGTGAAAGAGCCGCAGTAAATAAAGAGCTTGATAAAATAGCTAGTAGGGCTAATGAGTACAAGAACAACTCTAGTTTTGATGCAGCGTTCAGTGAGTTTTGTTACGATCTATTTGCAGGTACAGCTTGCATGTTAGTTTTACCAAACACGCCTAGGAAGCCTTTAACTTATAAAGCCATACCTTTAGATGAATATGCAATAGAAGAGGGCGTAAATGGCGAGGTAAGAGCTGTATATCGTAAATATAGCATGAAAAGAGAGTTACTTGGGGCACAATGGCATGAGTTGAAGAAATTAGAGTTTACTGAAGAACAAGGCGACAAGGAAATGAATATTGTCGAGTCTACTTACTATGATTATGATTTAGAAGTATGGCATTATCAAGTAATTAACAGTGATGAGAATGTAGAGTTATTAGCAAGAGAGTATAAGACTAGTCCGTTTATAGTATTAAGATGGAACAAGTGTGCTGGAGAACCTTATGGTAGAGGACCAGGACTAACAGCGTTGAATGATATTAAGACTTTGAACCTTATTAAATTTTATTCGTTGCGTAACTTTGCTTTCCAATTACCTTCTTTCTTAGTAGAAGAAGAAATGATGCTTAACGCAGATAGTTTTGATCCAACACCACTAACATTGAATCCAGTACCTAATACTGATACTTCTATTAAACCTTTACAACTATCAAGTGATTTTAATGCAGAATCTTATAAGACCTCAGAACTAGCACAAGAGATTAAGAAAGCTACCTATAGCTCAACTTTACCAAACGCTGGCAATGAAGTAAGAACAGCTACAGAGATCAGACAATTATTAACAGAGATTAGGAAATCACTTAACAGTGTGTTCGGTAGATTGTTGTCAGAGTTTCAAATACCTTTAGTTACAAGAACACTAGATGTATTGAGCGATACTGATATATTTGGTGAAGAGTTTAAAGAAAGATTTGATGTTAATAATATTGATGGACTTAAATATAAAGTTAATATAATAACTCCTATAGGTAAGATACTAAGACATTCAGAAGCACAAGCGATATTAAGCGTAGCAACTATATTGATGGAGATTGACCCAACAGGTGTAGTAGCTAACAAAGTATTGAAGGTAAACGAATTACTTGAAGAGTATGTTAAACTTGAAGGAATCCCAGATAGGTTTATTAACTCACAGGAAGAGATTGAGCAAATAGAGCAACAACAAGCACAAGGCGAACAAGCAGCCCAGCAAGAAGCTGTTAATATGGACGTATTAGCATCTAACGAAAAAGAGATGGGTAAAGCGGTAGCTAAGGAGGCAGCGAGTGGAATCTAACTTAGAAGCAGGAGTATTAAAACAAAAGACACCTAAGCAGGTAGAGGAGTTTAAGGAGAAGATGAAGCAGAAGATGCTTGATGATGTGCGATTGTTCTCTGAAGTGTTTAATAGCAAGAAAGGCCAGAAGATAATAGAATACCTAGAGGCACATTCACACATAAACTTTCCTAACTACGGAGATGTTAACGCGACATTTTCAAAGATAGGCGAGCAACAGTTAGTAGATAAAATCAAGGCGATGGCAAAGAAAGGCAAAGAGTTCGGGTAGAACTTAAAAACAAAGGAGAAGAAACAATGACATACACCTTACAAGATATGGCCAATGAAGTACAGAAGACAAGGATGCCAACAGATGCCAAGATGGTAGCTATTAAGGCGTTGCAGGAATATTACAAGTATCTAGCAGAGGTAGGGGCTATTAATCCTAATTCAGCCAAGATAGACGAATCTAAGATAGAAGAAGTAGTTGATATTAAAACTATGAAGATGAACGAGCTTAGACAATATGCTAAACATAAAGGTGTAGATGCACCAGTAGGAATCACAAAAGAAGAGTTAATTAAAAAACTTTCATAAAAAAATAGGAGAAAACAATGACAGAGGTAAATAATGAAGTAGCAGAAGCAGAAATAGAAACATCTGCGGAAGTACCAGCAGAAACACCAGTAGCAGAGGTTCCAGTAGAGGCAGCACCAGCTTATGAGTTTGATGCTAGGTTCTACAACGATGACAAGTCTTTTAATCCCGAAGGCATGAACGAAGTAATGACGGAGATGACTGCGGTTAAAGATTCAGCAGAGAAATCAGCTATGGACATGCGCAAGATGGTATCAGCAAAAGGTGAGATCGTATCTACCAAAGAAGGTTATTTTAATACTTACAAAGCTGATGATAGGTTTAACAAGTTTTTCCATGAAGATACACCAGTTGAAACTAAAGAGGCTATGGATGATATTAAAAGTAAGTTAGCAGATAAATATCTCTCACTAGGCTTTAATAAAAAACAAGGTAGCGAGGTAAGTGATTCTATATTAGAGATAATGGAAGAGTTTGGTGTATTAGACACTAGAACAGAGGATCAAAAGTTAACAGAGAAACAAACTAACGTAGACGCACAAAAACTAGCTTTAGGTGCAAACGCAGAAGTATTAATAAGAGAAGCTAACGTATTCTTATCAAACACACCTCAATTATCAGCAGAAGTAAAAGAGTTGTTAGCGGGCATGATGGAAACTAACGCAGCAGGTACAACTAATTTACTACATCAGCTTAAAGGTCAATTTGGCGGTGCAGGAACAGGTATACCATCAGGAATAGATAGTTTGGGTGGTTTAGCAAGCGATGCAGAGTTATGGGCAGAGTACGGCAAAGCCAACCCAACAAGACGAACGCAAATAAATGCACAGCGTGGAGCAGCAGGTAGGACAGGAATGTTATCAGACGCAGGACCAGTTTAGTTAATAGGTAACGTAGCACAGGTAACCGTATTGTAAATTTGACGTAACTATATAATATGTTATAATTGTATTAAGAGTTCAATAATCCCAGAGCTTGGGCTAAACTGTTTATTCAGTCCCCTATAAAGGCAAAGGCTTAATTAGAGAGATCTAAAATTAGCAATAAAATCTTTATAGGAGGTACTTAAAATGGTACAACAAGCATCGGCAGTATTTATAGATTCGTTTGACAGTGAAGTTAAAGTCGCTTATCAAGCAATCGCATCACTAAGAAGTGCAGTAAGAGTAAAAACGGGGGTTATTGGTTCAACTCATAGATTCCCAAAAGCAGGAAAAGGCGTAGCAACACAGCACAACAGAGGTAACGACGTTGTTGCAATGAATGCAGGGCGTTCCAAAGTAACGGTAACGTTAGAAGATTGGGATGCGTTTGATTATGAAGATATGTTGGATATCAACAAATTAAACTTTGATGATAAGAAGATTATCGCAGACAACACAGTAAAAGCTATTGGACGTAGAGAAGATCAGCTTATTATGGACGCATTAGATGCAGGTTCAACACAAACAGTT